AATATTAGACGGATGGCCGCTTTTTGGAGCGTGAGGATTTTGAATTACTTTCCCAAATTACAATAATGCCATTTGGTGTACACCTATATATTGTACCCCATTACACCGATTACCAGAGAATTAGAGTGTACACCGATTGCCAAAATGCCACGTGCCTTTAAATTAAACGCCAAAAACTACTTCCTCACTTATCCCGACTGCTCTCTAACAAAAGAGGAAGCACTTTCCCAAATCAAAAACCTAAATACCCCAACTTCAATAAAATATATCAAGATCTGCAGAGAGCTTCATCAAAATGGGAAACCTCATCTACACATGCTCATCCAGTTCGAGGGAAAGTACCAGTGCACGAATCACCGATTCTTCGACTTGGTCTCCCCAACCAGGTCAGCACATTTCCATCCGAACATTCAGGGAGCTAAATCAAGCTCGGACGTCAAGTCATACGTCGAGAAGGACGGAGACACCCTCGACTGGGGAGAGTTTCAGATCGATGGAAGATCTGCAAGAGGGGGACAACAGTCAGCCAATGACGCTTACGCCGCAGCACTTAACGCAGGCAGTAAGTCAGAGGCTATTAGAATCATTAAAGAATTAGCACCAAAAGATTATGTACTACAATTTCATAATTTAAATGCTAATTTAGATAGGATTTTTACACCTCCAATGGAGGTTTATGTCTCTCCTTTTTCTTCCTCTTCCTTTGATCAAGTTCCAGAAGAACTTGAAGAGTGGGCTGCCGAGAACATCGTCAGTGCCGCTGCGCGGCCCTTGAGACCTCAAAGTATAGTGATTGAGGGTGACAGTCGTACTGGGAAGACAATGTGGGCTAGGTCTTTAGGCCCACATAACTATTTATGTGGGCATTTAGATCTAAGCCCAAAGGTGTACAGTAACGACGCTTGGTATAACGTCATTGATGACGTAGATCCGCACTTCCTCAAGCACTTTAAAGAATTCATGGGGGCCCAAAGGGACTGGCAATCCAACACAAAGTACGGGAAGCCAGTTCAAATTAAAGGCGGAATACCAACAATCTTCCTCTGCAATCCTGGTCCCAACAGCAGTTATAAAGAATTCCTAGATGAGGAAAAGAACACCGCACTAAAGAACTGGGCAGTGAAGAATGCGATCTTCGTCACCCTTGAGGGACCACTGTACTCAGGTTCCAATCAAAGTACAGCACAGGGAAGCGAAGAGGCGCAACAGGAGGAGGAGAGTAGATCTTGAATGCGGGTGTTCTTATTATTTATCTATTAACTGCTTCAACCATGGATTTACGCACAGGGGAACCCATCACTGCAGCTCAAGCATGGAATGGCGCCTATATCTGGGACGTTCCAAATCCCCTATATTTCAAGATCCTCAGCCACGACAACCGGCCATTCACGACCAATATGGACTTAATAAAGATCAGAATCCAATTCAACTACAACCTTCGGAGAGCTCTGGGAGTGCACAAATGTTTTCTGACCTTCCAAATCTGGACGACCTTACACCCTCCGACTGGTCTTTTCTTAAAGGTATTCAAGACCCAAGTCCTCAAGTATCTCAACAATCTGGGTGTAATCTCAATTAATTCGATTATTAGAGCAGTAGATCATGTATTGTACAATAAAATAGAACAAACTATGTACGTAGACATGAATTCAGAAATAAAATTCGATCTTTATTAATATCAATTGGTTACAGAATCGTAGAAGTAGATCCTAATCTTAAGAGTGGCGTAAACTGGATTAGAGGCATGAGTACATGCCATATACAACATCAGGGCATTCTCAGAATGATTCTCATATTTCCCTGCCTCTTGCTGATTGTAAACAACATAATTGTTAACTCGGACAAACTTCTTGACCAAGGCCTGTTCCTTAGCTCCATATTGACCACCCGTAACTGTTGCATACCATTTCCTCAACACCTGGTAGCGATCTCGATGAACATTCTTGACAGTAGCGGTGCTGGGCTCGTTGTCAAACATGTTGAAGACCTCTCCAAAATCCTGAGGCTTATCCACAGGCCGTCGATCACGGACCAAGAAGAACATCACATTGTTAGTGTGGTTTTTGGACTTTATGTTTTCATCCATCCAGATCTTACCCAATACATAGACTGATTTAACACAGAAACGTTTCCCAACTCTATGGGTCAGCCCAGTACCGCGAGTAACATCACTAATACACATGACCTTACCTATATGGACTACATCGTGTCTGGACTCAAAGGATTGGACCTTACACGGACCCTCACAGCCTCTTGGAACATCAGGGCTTCTGTACATCCTGTACATTCTGGGCTTCCGGTTCATGGGCCTGTTCGCCCACATGCGAGACTTTGTGACGCGGACAGTGGGGACAACTGCACGGGTTGCATAGGGGCTGTCGAAGTTCAGTCGACGACGCACCTTCGACGCGGGGGTAGAAATGACGATATCGGCAGGACGCTTCGACATAATTCCTGGAACGTAAAATAGAAATTAAATCGCGAATTAGATCGTAACCTACCGTATCAGGTGAGTATTCTTCAGACAGTTGTTGAAGATATTTAATCGCAAGCATGCAACGAAACCCGTGAACAGTCTCAGGGAACTCGTTTAACAGTGGATCCCACATTTTTCAAACTATAACTTAGCGACGAAGTACTTATAATAGGCGGGATAATTATTTAAGCTTTCAGCGCGTCATATGATTGGCAGACAAGAGTTAGTGGAGGGACCCACAAAAAAATCGCGCGGCCATCCGGT